TGAAGAGTTCTACTGGCCCGCGCTCTCGCACATCGGCGAACAGGCCGTGCTGCAGAAAGAAATCTACGCCCAGGGCACCGTCGCAGATGACACCGTTTTCGGGTACCAGGAAAGATATGCGGAATATAGATACAAGCCGAGTCAGATCACCGGCGAGTTCCGCAGCTCGTTTGCACAGTCCCTCGACGCGTGGCACTTGTCCCAGGAGTTCGGTTCAGCTCCTGTCCTCGATGCCACGTTCATCGTCGAGAATCCGCCCGTGGATCGCGTCATTGCAGTCCCTGACGCGCCTCACTTCCTGTTCGACAGTTTCTTCCGCATGCACTGCGCCAGGCCCATGCCGGTTTACGGCGTCCCTGGTCTTATCGATCACTTTTAACTTGGGCGGCAGCCGGCCGGCAGCCGGCCGGCAGCCGGACCTCGAGCTCTCTTAAAAACCGGTATACTTACCCCTTACCCAGGTCGCGGCGACGCAACCTGGCGCATCCTAGAAAGGAAAAAAATGCGATCACTACAAAAACAGCGCGGTTTCTTCGCGGCCCTGGCCCCGTTCATTCCGTCGCTGATTTCCGGCGCCGCCTCTCTTTTGGGCGGCAGCCAGCGCAACGACGCATCAGCAGCTCAGGCCGAACAGGCCAATGCTTTTTCGGAGCGCATGGCAAACACGCAGTATCAGCGCGGCGTTGCCGATCTCCGAGCTGCAGGCCTTAACCCGATCCTGGCCGCGTCCAAGGGATTCAGCGCCGGCGCTCCAGCTGGTCAGCAGGCGCAAATGCAGGACATCCTCACGCCGGCCGTCAGCTCGGCCATGGACACCTACCGCAGCCACAGCCAGGTCAAGTCCCAGGAGCAGGAGCGCAAGATTAAAAAGCCCCTGGAGACAGCTGCGGAAGCAGCTGAACCTGTCGTCAGAAAAGCGACCGACGCACTCAGCCAGGTTCCCGAGATGATTAGCAGTGCCGTCAGCTCGGCGATCCAGGCTGTTCAGAACCCGGAGTCTCATCCCCTGGCGGCGAAAGTCCGCAAGTTCCGCGAGTCCGTAACCCACCCCTCGAAGTCCGCACCAGCTGCAGCTGCGGATTTTCTGCGCGACCGCGCCGAGAATATCTTCAACGGATCCGCAAAGCAGGCCGAGATCTTCACCAAGACCAGGCCGGACACCACGAAATACCGCGAGGGCTGGAATGCCCGCGACGCGTTCAACTATTTCTACAAGCGTTTCGGCGGCAGCTCTGCAAAACAGTTAGAGCTCAACCATGTTCCTCTCGGTACGCCCCGCGGCCGCAACGTCTACCCTGGCGACTACCAGCGCTGGGAGTAGCGCACCCCTTCCCCTGCAAAACCTCTTGACTTTGAACTTCGGTTCATTCCCAACACACGGAGTTATTCATGCCCAAAATCGACACACCACACACACCGTCCAAACCCCAACACTTCCCCCAATTCATCTCTGCATACACCGTCAACAAGGTGCGCACCCCGCTGACCTTCCCCGCCCAGGGCAAGACGAAGCAATCGTTCAAGGACGAGTGCGACATCAACAACATCATGGCGCGCTACCGCCGCACCGGCCTCCTGGAGTTCGTCCAGGCCAACCAGGCGCGCTACATGGACTGCACCGGCTACGACTACCAGGCAGCCCAACAAACCATCGCCCAGGCCAACGGCCTGTTCCAGGCGATGCCCGCCGCCCTCCGGGCGCAATTCGACAACGACCCCGCGAAATTCCTCACTTTCTGCGAGGACGAGCGAAACCTCCCACGATTGGAGGAAATGGGCCTTCTGCGGCCCGACTACCAATCCGGCACCCCCCCTACAGGGGCCGCGCCAGCGGCCCCGCCTGACCCAGTTCCGGCCAATCCTCCGGCCAAAACCGGGGGCGAACAGCCCCCCAAGACCTGACCCGGCTACGGTCACCCGGCATTATGCTTCCTTGATGTCATAATGCCAGGTGACACCAAGTCACCTAACCCAATGACCAGCGCTCTACTGCATTTCCTGTTAATCCTGAACTTTTTCAAGGAGTTACACCATGAAACGCTTCAAAATCAATGCCCGGAAGTCCCGCAAGAGCTTCACCCGCAACGCAGGCACCCATCCCCGGAACAATCTGGCCAACCCGATGCGCGGCGGCTACCGCCTCTGAGCTGCGACCAGGATGCCCTGCTACCACCCGAAGCCGGCGTTTCTGTCCGACCCGGGTGCTGATGGCAAGCGCCATGTCTCGTTCAACCCGCGGCCCGGCCATGCGTCGTTTCTTCTCCCTTGTGGAGGATGCATCGGCTGTCTCCTCGATCGATCGCGCGACTGGGCCGCGCGTTGCATGCATGAAGCACAGCTGCACGAGTTCAAATGCTTCATCACGCTCACCTACGACGACAGACACCTACCTGCCGGAGGCACCTTAGTGCCGGAACACTGGACGCTGTTCATGAAGAAACTGCGAAAGCACCCGCAGTTTTTCCCCATCCCAATTAAATTCATGATGTGCGGAGAGTATGGCGAAACTACACTGCGACCCCACTACCACGCCTGCATTTTCGGGATCGAGTTCCCCGATCAAAAAAAATATTCCGAAAACGGACAAGGCGATTGCATCACTACTTCAGCTCTACTCGACAAAATATGGAGTCATGGAGAATGCAAAATCGGAACACTTACCTACGACTCCGCCGCTTACACCGCTCGCTACATCACAAAACGAAGCGGTAAGTTGTTTCCTCTTGGTCACTACACCAAGGTTGACCAGGAAACAGGTGAAGTAATCACCGTCCATCCTGAGTTCGCCAGGATGTCCAACCGACCAGGCCTTGGTAAGGCCTGGTTCGAAAAATATGGCAACGATGTTTTCCCAGACGATTTCGTCGTCATCCAAGGAAGGAGGCAAAAACCACCCCGCTACTACGACAAGCTTCTGCAACGTCAGTCCCCGCAGCTCCTGGCCGAGATTAAGCAAACCAGGCTGGAGAATTCCGCCGAGGCCTCTGCCGATCACACCACCGCCAGGCTGCGAGTCCGTGAGAAGGTAAAACTCTCAAAAATCTCTGTCCTCAAAAGGAACCTTTGACCATGCGCCAGAACTGCTATTGCGTTTTCGATTCAATCGCCCGCTGCTTCCTGCAACCGTTCTACGCTCCCATTGACGAAGTGGCCCTTCGTCATTTCGTCTCAGCTGCCCGCGACCAGGCCTGCGACATCGGTCGCAACCCGAAAGATTTCACGCTTTACAAAATCGGTTCGTTCGACAATTCCAGCGGTGAGATTCTTCCGCTGACCCCGATCCAAAACCTCGGCATCGCTGCCGCTCTTATCCAGGAGTAACCATGCACCGCAATCCCTCCGTGATGAAACACCAATTCAGCCAGGTTCCCAAGGCTGACATCCCGCGCTCGAGCTTCGACCGCTCCCACGGTCACAAAACGACATTCGACGCCGGCTACCTGATCCCCGTCTTAGTTGACGAGGCGCTGCCAGGTGACACGTTTAACGTCAACATGACCGGCTTTGCCCGCCTCGCCACGCCGATCTTCCCGATCATGGACAACATGTATATGGACACGCATTTCTTCAGTGTCCCGATCCGTCTCATTTGGGATAACTGGCAAAAGTTCAACGGTGAACAGGTCGACCCCGGCGACTCCACCGATTACGTGATTCCCCAGATGGTCAGCACCGCAACAACCGGTTACCTGGCTAATTCACTGCACGATTACTTCGGCCTCCCGGTCGGAGTCCCTGGCCTCTCGCATTCGGCCCTCTGGCACCGTGCTTACAACCTGATCTGGAACGAGTGGTTCCGCGATCAGAACATGCAAGACTCGCTCATCGTCTCGCGTGACGATGGCCCCGATCTTCCGAGCGAATACGCTCTGCAACGTCGCGGCAAGCGACACGACTACTTCACCAGCTGCTTGCCCTGGCCCCAGAAAGGCCCGGGGGTTTCGATCCCCCTGGGTGACAAGGCCTACCTCACTTCGGACGGCGTTGCCGGTTCCGATGTTGGCCACTGGTCTACCAACCAGAACGGCTACAAGCTCCTGCCGGCCGGCGCTACCAACTTGACCGTTGGCTCAGGCAACAGCACGGAAGCAGCTGCCCTCTATGCAGACCTCAGCACTGCTACAGCTGCCACCATCAACAGCCTGCGCCAGGCCTTCCAGCTGCAGAAGATGTATGAACGTGATGCCCGCGGCGGCACCCGCTACATCGAACTGGTGAAAGCCCACTTCGGCGTTTCGTCACCCGACCTGCGCGCAACCAGGCCCCAGTATCTGGGCGGGGGCTCGAGCTCCGTCAACATCTCGCCCATTCCGCAAACCTCTGCAACCGATGCGGCTGTCTCTCCCCAGGGTAACCTGGCCGCGATGGGCACCGCTCTCTTGAACGGCCACGGCTTCACGCAGTCCTTCACCGAGCACTGTCTCATCATCGGTCTCATCTCAGTCCGCGCCGACCTCACGTATCAGCAGGGCCTTAACCGCATGTGGTCTCGCAACACGCGTGAAGAGTTCTACTGGCCCGCGCTCTCGCACATCGGCGAACAGGCCGTGCTGCAGAAAGAAATCTACGCCCAGGGCACCGTCGCAGATGACACCGTTTTCGGGTACCAGGAAAGATATGCG